TGTTCAATCTTTGCACCACATTCATTGCAAAACTTTGAGCCGGCAGGAACCTCAGCGCCGCATTTTTGACATTTCATTTATAAATCCTCCTCTTTTTGATATATATATTGACAAAATATATATCATATACTAAAATAATATTAGAGAGGTTCAGACTTCTCACTATTCTATTTTACCTACCATAGTTGCCGCTATGGTAGGTTTTTTCTTTTGTTTATAAATTCTGCAAATTGCTCCTTTACTTGCCGTTCAAGAGGGTGCAGATAAAAAGCGTTCCTGCGTTCAAGCTCTGCCATTCGTTCAGCCCTGTAGGTGGCCGCCTCAAAGCTAATGTCACATAGATTTGCAATTGCAGCGGAAGTTAACGCTTGCAGTTCATGAAGGACACAGGCAGGGGCGAGTAAATCCCGAGCAAATACATTTGCTGAATGTTCGGCATCGTCGATTGTTGCAAATCCGTTGCCGTTTTCCTTAAACAAGTGACCTAAAAATATATGACCGAGTTCATGCGCAATTGTAAATCTACATCGCTGAGGGGATTGCTCATCTGCATAGATGATGTACAGCTTATCATTTTGCATAAGAGTTGTACCGCTCTCATTTTGGTGTAGCAGATTGACTGCCGAATTTTTCAACAAAACAATGTCGGCTTGCTTTGCTATCTGACTGACTTTAACAGGCAAGTTGCTAATTCTGTAGTCGATTAAGCATTGCCAAGAGGCATTGCGTGCGTTTTTGTATTTTTCATAATTCAAGTTTTACCACCTCATCGGTATTTTAACCCATGAGGTGTTTTTTATTATGTATTATAAATCTGTATCGTCAGGCTCAAACTTACTGAGATCAGGAAGATTAACTATTTCAATAGGTTGATTATTACCGTCACTTCGTGCGGCTTTAACCGTTGGTATTAGATTATCGTTAATTTTTAAAATAGTATCAATTGTGTACTGATGTTCAGGGTGATTTCGATAAGCATAAACCAAATCTTTTTCATGATTGGTTAAAATCATAGTATTGCTTTTGTTTGGCATTTCTCTGAACTCTGCAAGAATATCATCTACTTTATATATATCACAAAGTGCGATTAAAATTTCTGCATCAGGTTGACCGTGATTGTTCTCCCACGCATTTACGGTTTTTCCACTTTTATTTATTAATTTTCCGACTTCATCGGCGGTTAATCCGCTTTTTTTCCTTAACTCTTTTAATTTTTGTGCTATAAATTCTCTTGACACTTTGTTTCTCCTTTTATAGATGTTTTATCTACGCTTTTATTATAATTTGCTAATTACAGATTGTCAAGAAAAAAAATCTGAAAAATGTAGAAAAATTTTTTAAAAATCTCTTGACAATCTACAAAAGTTAGATTATTATTAAAATGAAATCTACAAAATGTAGCATTTAACAGTTGAAAGGAGGTAAAAGGTATGACTGTGAACGAAAAACTTAAAAAGATTGTCGAAGAAAAAGGACTTAAACAATCATATTTGTGTGAGCATACTGGAATGACCGCTGATGCAATTTCAAGAATATTAAATTCCAACCGTAAGGTTACAGCAGAAGAGTTTTTGGGAATATGTCAAGTGCTTGATGTTGATCCAAGGCAGTTTTTTAAGCAGTCTGCTTAACTTATTACCTCAGAAAGGAATGATAAAAATGATTGATTGCTCAAAAACAGAAAATTATTTCGCTGAAAAGTTGAGGATGACGAAAAGAACAAGAAAAGGGTTATGTAAAATTGATTGTTCCGTGTGTCCTTTATGCAGTGAAAATAACGGGACATCTGGTCTTGTTTCGTGTACCACTCTTGAAATGCTTAACCCTGAAAAAGCAATCGAAATCGTTCAAAAATGGTCGGATGCACATCCGCGGTCGGATGCACATCCGCAAAAGACATTTCTTACGGAGTTCTTGAAGAATTATCCGAATGCTCCGCTTGACGATGACGGAGCACCTAAAGGTGTATGTCCACATACGTTAGGACTGACGGACATAGATGATTGTGACGATAACTGTGTTAAGTGTTGGAATCAGCCTATTGAGGACGGTAAAAAGTAATGGACTTAGAAAAAGTTGCTATAATGCGACTTCGTGACGGAGCAGAAATAAGTAAACGCTACTATGATAAACCGCTTATGCTTTGTTATTCAGGTGGTAAAGACAGCGACCTTATTTTAGATTTAGCAATTAAATCGGGTATAGACTTTGAGGTCCAACATAGTCACACAACGGCTGATGCTCCCGAAACAGTTTACCACATACGAGATAAATTCAAGGAGTTGGAATCTAAAGGCATAAAATGCAACATTGATATGCCGAGATACAAGGGCAAGCCGACATCTATGTGGTCACTGATAGTGCAAAAAGGTATTCCCCCCACACGGTTAGTAAGATATTGTTGTGCAATTCTGAAAGAAACAGGCGGTAAGAATCGTGCTATTGCCACAGGAGTGCGAAGAGCCGAAAGTACGAAAAGACGGTCGAAGGGAGTAATCGAAACTTATAACTCTAATCCGTCGAATAGAATCGTCCTTAACAATGACAATGACGATAAGAGGCAGATAGTTGAGCATTGTCATTTACAAGGGAAGATAATCTTCAACCCTATTTGTGATTGGTCGGATAGTGATGTTAGGGAGTACATCAACCAAGAACACATTAATCTTAATCCGTTATACAGTTGTGGATTTGACCGTGTTGGATGCATTGGCTGTCCAATGGCAAGTAAGAAGAGATTTGCGGAATTTGCACGATATCCCAAGTACCGAAATATGTACATACGAGCATTTGACAAGATGCTTGAAGTGAGAAAGCAAAGAGGCAAAACTACACAACACGCTAATGGACTTGAGGTTTATCACTGGTGGATGCAGGATGGTGTTTTGCCTGGGCAATTAAGTTTTGACGGAGAGGATTGGTGAAGAGTAATGAGAGAATATTTATTCAGAGGCAAGATGATAGCTAACGGTAAGTGGTCAGAAGGCAACTTGCTTGTGACTAAACAAGGTTGCTGCATAACACCCGATGCAACGGTGTTAGGTAGCTACGGTGCGGTCAACCCCGAAACGGTTGGTCAGTACACAGGAATGAAAGATAAGAACGGCAAAAAAATTTTTGAGGGAGATATCATTGATTTTTCTGACCGCTTAGACGGTGACGGCTATGGGATTGTAAAGTACGATGCAAACGAAACTGAATTTGGGATTGAGTACGACAATATCTATAAAAGCCTCGGAAAACATTATTATCCCGAAGATATTGAAGTTATCGGAAACATATACGATAACCCGAACTTAGTAAGAGGTGATTATTAAGTGAATGAAAAAATCCTAATCAACCCTAAAACAAATCAGGAGTACAGAGATGTACCGCCGACTGTGGCGGCTGAATATCTCGGAGTTGCTCTCAATTATGTTTATGAGGGCCTAAAAAAACAAACCCTGCCCATTGGCTCAGCCGTACAGAGCGACAAAGGGCGTTGGAGCTACAACATACCGATTGACCGGCTCAAGACCTATGCAAGCGGTGCAGATATATCCTTACTGACTACACTGCTCAACAAATTGATCGGCAGCGGAAATACAATCAACGAAAGGACGGCGTAAAAATGATAAATTCGCCGTGCTACGGCTGTCAGATACGGACAACAAGATGTCATACAGATTGTGAAAGATACCTCGAGTACAAATCAAAGTGTGACAATCGCCGAGCCGAACGTTCTAAGAATTATGACTTTTTTAATTACATCAGTCATAAAATCGACATCCATACGAGATGTCGCAAATCAAATAAATGAAAGGACTTTATAACGAATGTGGCATTTAAGAAACTACGAAACGAAAAGGTCGCTCAGAAAAAAGTATAAGCATTGCAAAGAGCAGCTTGAATACACCCGAAAGAGCCTCAGCACGAAAAGTGATGAGCTTGAAACAGCACACAGCGATATTGACTTTTTTAAGGTCAGAATCATCAAGACGCTTAATGAAGTTAATAAACTTTGTGAGGGCAACAATCTGTTTTTACCGCCTGAGATTGAACGCATACAGATTGAGCTTGCGGTCACAGATGTGATTGACTTTAAAGAAACCTCCAAAGGCTTTATTTGCGTAGCGGTTGAGGAGTGCAACCGATGAATTTTACAGGCAAAGAAAAAGACCGTTGACTGCTTGCAACAATCAACGGTCCGCAAATAAAAGGCTATTTGCAATCTAACTAATATTATCATAGCAAATAACCTTGCAAAAATCAAGGAGATTATAAAAATGGAAAGAAAATCTAAATTACAGATGATAGCAGTGGACAAACTGCACCCACATCCACAGAACCCTCGAAAGATTATCGGAGATGTGACGGAGCTTGCGGAATCTATCAAGGCTAACGGAATTTTACAGAATTTGACCGTAGTGCCAAACAATGATAACTGGGATGATTTTACCGTTATCATCGGGCATCGCAGGCTTGCGGCGGCAAAGCAGGCAGGATTAACTGAACTGCCGTGTGCGGTCGTTGAAATGAGTGAGAAAGAACAGCTTTCAACAATGCTCACCGAAAATATGCAGAGGTCAGACTTGACCGTGTATGAAGAGGCAAAGGGCTGTCAGCTCTTGCTTGACCTCGGTGATACGGTTGCAGAGATCGCAGAGAAAACAGGATTTTCCGAAAGCAAAATCAGACGGAGAGTTAAACTCTGTGAGCTTGATGAAGAGGCATTTAAGGAAAGTCAGATCCGACAGCCTACGCTTGCAGACTATGACCGATTGAATCAGATTAAGGACATTGAAACGAGAAATAAACTGCTTGAATCAATAGGAACGAATAATTTTGACAATCTCTTGTATTCGGCTGTTAAGAAGCAGGAAACAGATGAAGAAAAAGAAAAAATTGAAAAGCTCTGTCTTGAACATGGAATGACCAAAGTACAGAAATATGACGAAATTCCGAGCAACTACGAATATATGGGCGCATTTGCACTCAAAGATTTGATTGGTAAAGAATTCGCGGACGGCAGAAAAAGATATTTTTATTTTGCGTATAGATCAGATATCTACATTTACGCAGAAGCATTGACAAAACAGAAAAAGAACGATGCCGAAGAAAAGCGAGAGCTTGAAAAACAGAGGTGGGACAAGCTTGTTGAACAGGCAGAGGAAATAGACGAACGCTGTGAAGCTCTCAGAAGAGGCTTTATGCTTGAAACGAATTTCAATGACAGCAACAAAAAGCAGGAGCTTGTGAAGTTTATAGTCGCCCAAGTGGCGGCAGGTTTCGGTAACAAACGTTATTATTTTAAAGAAATTATTGAACATGACTTTGAAGATGATGAAAACATAGACAGCTACATCAATGAACATTGGAACGACAGCGGCAGGCTGCTAATGGCGACGGCATATGCTTTGTGCCAAAGAACTTATGAAAAATTAAGCTTTATTTATGTAGGCTATAGCAGCAAAACAATCAGCCGAAAAAACAGCCCGGATTTAAACAAATTTTATGCTTTACTCTGTAAACTCGGCTATGTGATGTCTGATGAGGAGATACAACTCCGTGACGGCACACATCCGATTTTTACATCCGGTGAAGTCAATTAAAAGAACATCTTGCTGATGTCTGCAAAATGTTCTTGTGTTGAAAATTTAATAAGTTAATCACACAACTGCACTCGTGAGATTATAAATTCCCTCTTTTGATAAATTAATACATACCTATCTACTTTCTTTCAGTAATACCGATTCGGGCAGGTGCAGATGCCCGAATTAATTAATCAATAACAAGCTCTGCACAGCTTGTTATATAAAACTCGTTTACTCCTCTTTAAATAAATTCTGACATTGTAAAAGCGGAGCAGGTGCAGATGTTCCGCATTAGGCGAAAAAATGTATGTAAACACAATCACAATAAAATTTAAAGACGGTTCAAGCATATATATTGATGATGTTTCTGATTATGCAATAAACAACAATGTTATCAAAGTTAATAAAAATGGATATAATCAGTTTTTTTAATTTCGACGAAGTTAGATATATCGGAAGAACATTTGATTTAGAACCCGAAATATACAACGCAATGAAGAGGTGAAACAATGAAAATAAAAAAAGCATTTGACATATGCAAGAAAAATAAAAACATTTCAATCTTTTGTAATGATGTCGGCGAGCAATGGTTGTCAGACGGATATGCAGTTTATCCTATCTTTGGTCTGCCACAGCTCAACGAGGATTACATATGCAAACTCTATGACATCAACGATGCACAGAGAGATAAAATTAGATTTACAATCAGTCAAACCAAGCCGTTGATTGATGTTGAGGATTGTTCGGCGGATGAAACACCGGCTGAAATGTGGGATATAAGCATTATATACGACGGTAAAGTAATGCTCCCGATTAGCACCGCAGAGGGCTTAATGTTTATTGACCGCACATATCTCAACCCTTTCACGGACACACCAAATGAAACAATGATGCTTACATTACGAAAAGACATTAAAGGAACACCTTACTTTGCTGTTAAGTTTGGAATGGTTGCATACGGTTTTATTTGCGCATACGAAATAGTTGACGATGACTTTGTAAAACAGTTGCGGTCATTGTATTTTGAAAGCGAAATCATTTTAAAGAACAAGAAAGGGAATGCCGATGAAACAGTATGAGGCTGACCAACAGCGGAAGTTATTTCAATGGACGACTTTCATCAGAACCAAATATCCCGAAATTGATTTGATGTTTCATATTCCGAACGGTGGGAGCAGAAATAAGCTCGAAGCGGCCAACCTTAAAAAGCAAGGGGTAAAGGCAGGCGTGCCGGATTTGTTTTTGCCGGTTGGCCGTGGAAGCTATCACGGTCTGTTCATCGAACTAAAATACGGCAAAAATAAGCCGACTGAAAAACAAACCGAATGGCTTAAAAGTCTGAATGAACAAGGCTACGCGGTCGCTGTATGTTATGGTTGCGAAGAAGCGAGCGAAAAAATATTAAAATATCTGAAATTAGGTGATACAAATGAGTAAAGAAAAAAAGAAACGAGGCAGAAGGAAGAAACTTGACCGATTGGACCGAATGTGTCTTTATTGTGCTGACTACAATAAAAAACACGGCACAAACTACAGCTACGGGGAATTTGTAGCGCAAATCGCCGCAAGAAAAATTAAACCACTCGGTTTGTATGATTACGCAGATTAGGAGGAAAAAATGATTGATTAAGGAGAGTGATTTGGTTGAGTCAGAGAAAATCAATATCCAAAGCAACAAGGCTTAAAGTTTATGAGAAGTACAGCGGTCACTGTGCATACTGCGGTTGTACACTCAAATTAAAGGACATGCAAGTTGACCATATACAGAGCGTGTACTGGTACAATGGTGCGAATGACATTGAAAATTATAATCCTGCTTGCAGAATGTGCAATTTTTACAAATCGACAAGGACAGTCGAAGATTTTAAAAAAGAATTAGGAAAGTTGCTTTCGAGGCTCGAAAAGGTCTTTATTTTTCGATTAGCTGTAAAGTACGGATTGATTAAAAAGACGGACAATCCAATTGAATTTTACTTTGAAAATCAAAATAAAACAGGTAAGGAGAGTGAAAAATGATGATGGATAATAAATTAAAAATCCGTGAGGTATGCGGTGATTATGCATTAGATATACCGTTCGCAGACGGTAGTGTAAACACGATATACTTTAATTTAAAACGAAATGCTGAAACAGTTAAGCGTATTATCGAAGTTGACGGTAGTAAACTCAACGAAGCAACCGTGTGTGATGTGCAAGAGATTAAACACGGAAAGTGGAATTTTGAAAAAGATATTTGTGGTTGTGCTTGGTTTATTTGCACAAACTGCCATAAAAATATCATTATGGTGAAACATAGATTGTATCCATATTGCCCCTACTGTGGCGCAAAAATGGATAGGGGGTAAGCAACAATGCATTGTAATAAATGCGGATTGCAATACTCAAGTTATTGCGTTGATTGCGCATATGTAAAAACAGGACTTAACTTAAACGATGAAGAATATCACGAGATTTTGAAATTATGGAATGAGCAAGAAAGGGGGAGCAAGAATGAAAGCCCATATAACTAAAGAGCCTGCTGACATATGTGAGTATTATACACAAGATTGTAATCTATCTTTTCTCGCTACCGTTACATATCACCCACCTGAGAATAGTCATAGGAACGCACCTTGTCCTTGTGGAAGCGGAAAAAAATATAAAAGATGTTGTTTGATAAAGGAGAACAGACAAAATGACTAACTTTGAAAAAATCAAATCAATGAGCAAAGAGCAAATGACACATTTTATGCTTGATATTATGCTTGACACATTAAATAACAATGTTTGCGGTTATTGCGAAAATTGTGATGCTCCTTGTCTTGAAAATGAAGAAATTATTAGAAAATGGCTTGAAAGTGAGGCAAGCAACAATGGCTGAATCCAAAAAAACAGTTGCAGCGGAAACACAGGACAGACCGACAGCACCGGCAGAAACATTATCAGAGCTTGACAAGCTCGTTGTTGCGTTTATTGACGGCGCTCTTGATGTTAATGAAATCAATAATCTTGATATATTCAACAGATGGCTTGTTCTGTCAATGTCTGCCGTATATAGCTGTGCGAAAATAGGATTGCTGTCCGCTAAGGCTTGTGTTAAGGCAAAGTACAAACTCTTACAGGAATATCGCAGATTTAGAACCAACACATTTTTCGCCGAAAAAGAACATATTGAGTGGATTAAACGCACAAGAGAAACCTCATGTAAACTAACGGAACTGTCAAAGGCGATTGCTGAACATGATCCGGAAGTGTTGTCGATAGCTTTACAAATTATTGATTTGCTCACGAAGCAGGATATTTACAACAAACTTTTTATTTTATCGGACGCATCAGATACATATAAAGCAGATTGCTTAAAAACGTTGACCGAAAATGATACAGCCTTTTTGGACGAGTTTGGAAACATACCGTTTGTAGATTTGCTCTTTAAGTTTTATAAATCGGCAGAAGAAACAAGAGCATCGGAAATTTTCAAAGAGTTGGATGCCGACAACATCAGAACTGTAGCTTGTCACGTGCCGGTTAAGTCGGACGATTGTCGAGGAATCGCAAAAAGCTACAAAGAATGTTTTGACATTTAAACACGGCAATATCCTTACCGTATGCAAAATCTAAAAAACAAAATGTAAAAAGTAAATTTTCATATTAAAAAACAGTCAAATGACGACTTCTTCTTTTGATTGTTTTAGTTGTTACAAAAAATGCACCAAAAATCAAACACACAATTGCAACGGTAAGGTTGCACAAAGCAGTAGTTCGGAGGTCAGACGGACTACTGCATATTTATATCATCTGACTTTTTAATGCGAAAATAGAATAATAATCAGTCACAAATTAAGGAGTTGAAACACTCCTTTTATAGCCTGCTATAGGAATTAATTAAGTGACCGTTTTAGTTTTAACATATATAATAGGAAGTTTAATATGTTTACATACAAAGCTGAAATCAAGTCGGGGCCTCTGCTCGAGGTGAAATATTATAAATCTTTCAGAAAGAGAAACAAGAAAAATCTTGCGAGGCAAATCAATCAATCCCGAACCAACGAAAAGCAAACAAAAGCTAACCGCATCAGAGGAGAGCAACACACGCAACGGCTTATCCTCTGCAACTTTTCAGAAGGTGACTGGTTCGCAAGATTCTCCGCTCCGTTTGGTGAATTTACCGAAGATGAATTTGAGAGGGTTGTCTCAAATTTTTTTAAACGAGTGAAACGCAGGACAGATAAGAAACAAATCAAGTTTAAATACATCGGCTACTGCGAATGTGGCAAGCTCGGGAAAAATTGGCATTTGCATATAGTGATTGAAGATTGCGTTCGTGAAATCTTAACGGAATGTTGGTCGTGGAAAAACGGAATAAATTTCACTCCGCTCTACAAAGACGGAAACTATGCTGACCTTGCAAAATACATACGCAAAGATGTCAATGGTAAGAAGCGCTTGAAAACATCTCGCAATCTCAATAAGCCTGAGGTCAAAGTTGTTGAAGGGAAAAAACGAGAATACAGGAAACTCGAACGAGGTGAGGCTTTGCCTTGTCCCGAAGGATATTATTTTTATCGTGACGAAATGTGGATAAACGACTTCACGGGTGCGTCTTTTCATTTTACT